CTCCAGAGAGGGCCGTTATCGCCTTTATGGCGTCGGCCAGGTGGTCTATAATCTGCCTTTGCTCGGCCTGGGGAATTTCGGGCATTATGATTTAATCGCTCTGTCCGCTACTCGCTTCCACCTGTCCCGATTTACTCCCTTCGCCACGTTGAACCATAACCGCGTCGCCCTACTATGGGCCTGCTTGCTATGTTCAAACTTCCCGTAATACTGCCGGCGCGCGTAAGGTATATTCCAGCGCAGGAAGGGGTCGCTCGTCGTGTCGGAGGGCTTCACGCTATGCTCCAGGTCTCCGGTAACGCGAGGGACATACGGCGCGGTATCGGCCGCGATTTGTCCCTTCAAGGCGAGCAAGCCTTTTGATATCCTGCCTCCAAACCGGGAAAGAATCTTCTCGGTCGAGATATTAACCTTCACTCCGGCCATAACTACCTCGCGTAGATTTCGAGGATAGACGGGAACGCTCTCCCGTTCGGCGGCAGAGAGGCGCGGTTAATGTTGTAGACCACGCGCTCGGCCGCGATTTCCTGCTTTGACTTCGCCGGCAGGGTATCGGCGCAATTCCCTTCCACGAAAAAAGAGTTTATCGGGAAGGTGTAAGAGGAGAGGGGGGTCGCGGCCATGTCGATTATAACCTGCGCCGTGTCCTTCGTGGCTATACCGCGCCGTTCGAGCGCGGTCTGGTAGTCCTTGTCCAGGAATACCCCGACTATAACCTGCCGGCTATATACCGGCTTCTTGTTGCCGTCCACGCCCGTAAAGGTGTAGAGGGTGATAGTCGATTGCCGCAGGCGCGCGCTTATCACGGGCGCGGCCTCTCTCCGCAGTAGGTGAGCCCCTGGGCGTCGAGGAAGGTTCTCGCCTTCCGTATCGCCTCGGTCTCTGCCTCCTTGAAATTCTGCGCCGCCGTATACGAATAGGAGCCTATTTTCTCCGAGGAGTAGGCTCCGTCGTCAGCGGACGCTAGAAATTCCACCATAGCGCAGGTCGCCTTCTTAACCGCCGTCAGTTCGTCGGCCGTCAGCGAGCCCGTGCCATTGTGGAGAACGTGCGGCGACATACCGGCCACCGACTCCGAGGCCCGTTCCGCCAGCCGCCCGAAGGCGGCGGCGGAGACGGGTTTCCCTTGGTAGGTGTCCTCGTAGTAGGCAGAGTCGATATACGCCATAGCGTTCTATTCCTTGAGCCGCCTCGGTTAGGTGGTGGCCTTGTGGAAGTAGATACCGGCGGCCTTGTTGGCGAGGCCCTGCGCGATACCGTAAATCCTGTAACCGAATATCCAGGCGTCGGCGTCCGGATTCACTTCGGGGGTGAGGATTTTCGGGAGGGCGTTCTTCGTGAACTGCACGACGGACGGCTTATGCACTATCATGAAGTTCAGATTCTTGGCCCCGGCCGACTTGGCGAAGCCGCCCGCGCCGCCGGCGGTGAGGTCGACGGAGGTATAGAACCGGCCGCTCGGAACCTGGATAACCGGGATACCGTCCAGCGAGGGGAAGCGGCGGTCGATACCGTCCGCGCCAGCCACGAGGCGAGTAGCCGCGCCGCCGTTCTTTATGGCGTTGTAAATCGCGGTGGACATATAGGCCACGCGATTCTCCTCCGGGACTTCCGCGTTCTTCATGGCGGCCAGGGCGGCGTCCCAGGCGGCTATCACGGTTCCGGAGGTAAGGTCAGCCCCGGCCGTGGTCAGCGCGCCGGAAACCTTGGAATACTGCGAGAAGCGGTAGGCGTCCAGTTCGGGGGCGACCTTCGTCCTTATGAACTCGCCGGACAGTTTACCGAAGGCGACGCCGAGCGTCTCCTCGTTGTCCTGCGCGTCGATAGAGAACTTACGGCCGCGCTCGTAACCCATAGCCAGGGTCTCCCAGGTGAGGGTCGCGTCGCCGGCGACGTAGCCGGTGGAACGGGAGTAATCCGCCAGGCCCTGGAGGGCGAGTTTCGGGATTAGTATCTCGTTCGCGTTCGCGCCTTCGCGCGTGAGGCCCAGGTCGCCGTCGAGAACGGCAGTAAGGGCGGCCTCGGCGTAAACTTCGTCGAGGAGGGGAACGTATTTCTTCGCTAACGCTATGCTGTTTGCCATTGTATTGACTCCTTGTAGTCGCTTGTCTTGTTCCTCGGCTAGCCTTTAAGGGGCCGCCACGGTAACGGTAACTGTCCACTCCTGCGCGATTTCGGTCGCGCCGGTTACGGCGTAAACTACCGGAGCCGTAAAGTCGTTCTGGGTGTCGCCGGACACCTGGACGGTATTCCCTACCTTCGCGCTCGCCCCGGCCGTAAGGCCGAAGGTCGCGACCAGGTGGTCTACGTCCGTCCCGTTGGCGACCTCAATCGCCACGGTATGCGCCACGGGGTCGATAACCGCCGCGCCGGTCTGCTCCGCCAGGGAGAACGCGGTGATATCGTTGGTCGCCGCGCCGACGGTAATCGTAACCGTCCAGGCCTGCTCCGCCGCGTCTGCGCCGGTTATGGTGTAGACCACGGGGCCGGTGAAGTCATTGGCGGTAACGCCGCTCTCCTGGGCCACGGCCCCGACCACGGCAGACGCGCCGGCGGTGAGGGCGAAAGTCGCCACCAGGGCCGAGGCGTCCACTTCGTGAGGGACGTTAATCGCCACGGTATGCGCGGCGGCGTCTATCACGGCCTCGCCTTCCTGGCCGGGAACCGAGAACGCGGTGATATCGTTCGTCGCGGCGTTCACGGTAACGGTAACGACGTAATCCTGGAAAGACTCGTCCTCGGCCGTTACGCGGTAGGTTACGGGGTTCGTGAAGTCATTGGCGGTAACGCCCGACTCCTGCGCCACGGCTCCCACGGTCGCGGCGGCTTCGGCCGACACGGTGAAGGTAGCCACGAGAGCCGATACGTCCGTCCCATGAGGAACGGCCACGGCCACGGTGTGCGCCTGCTCGTCTATGACGGCCGCCTCGACCTGCTCGGCCAGCGAGAAGGCCGTAAGGGCCTTCGCGGTGTCCTTGAGGACGGTTACGGTAACGGTGTACTCCACCACAACCTCGCCCTTCGTGAGGGTGTAGGTCACGGCGTTGGTAAAGTCGTTCTCGGTAACGCCCGACTCCTGCGCGGTGACGCCGACGGTAACTACGGCCTCGTCGGACACGGTGAACTCGGCCACCAGGGCCGAGGGGTCGGTATCGTCCGGGAGGTTTATCGCTATGGTGTTCGCGGCCCTGTCTATCACGGTCGCGCCCACCTGGTCGGGCAGGGTGAAGGTGAGGAAGTCATTAACCGGGACGGCCACGCTGGCCTCGTCGCTCCACTCGCCCACGGAACCGTCGGCCGCTATGTTGCGGCAAACGGCGAACACTACGGGGGCGTCGGTGGGATTGGCGAAGTTGACGAAGTTCTGGGGAACGCGGACGATATCGCCGTATACCCCGGTCTCCACGCCGAACTTAAACTCCGAATACGCCGCTCCGACAGTATCGCCAGCCGTGGCCGTCACGATATCGGTCGCCTCGTCCACGGTGAGGACGAGCGTAGCCTTGCCGATAACGAACTCCACGGGGGCAAGGGAGGTAATTCTTTTCAGAGCGGACATTATTCGTTTAGCCATTTTTTAATCCTTTATTGCCTGGGGGTCAGTTCTTCGCCGCAGGCTTCAAGCCCATAGCGGAGCGGACACTCGCGAGGTCGTCGCCTTTCGGGGGTTCCTCGTGCCGCATACCGCCGGCTTTCTTTTCCTCGCCGAAGTCGGAGGCGTTGGCCTCGGCGTATTCCTTTGTCCACTTGTCGGCCTTAAACTTCGGGTCGTCCATAGCGGCCATGAGGTCAGAGAGGGCGGCCTTCTTCACGAGTTCGGACTTCGGCTTCATGCCGGCCAGAATCTCCTTCGCGCTGGTCTGCCTCTCGTACTGCGCTTTCTCGGTAGCCCTTTCAGCCTCGGACTTTTCGAGTTTTGCCTTGTAGTCGTCGGCGGCTTTCTTTATGCCGTCAACGTCAAGGGCTTTAAATCCTTCTATCGCCTTGCCGGCCTCCTTGAGTTCGTTCTGGAGTCTCGCGGCTTCGGCGGCGGAGGTCTCTCCGACCTTCCGTATCTCCTCGACGCTCTGCCCGTGTAGGGCCATAATGGCGTCGACCTGCTCTTTCGCTATCCCGAGTTTTTCAAGTTCTGCGCGTTTCATTGTTTTTTACCTTTCGCTTTTTTTACGAGGCGCGGCCTCGGTGGGTGGTTAACAAAAAAAGGGACGCTAACGTTTCCGCGCTATCCGTGCGGAGTTATCAGCGTCCCGTCCTTCCCGGTAATTATTGCTAATCGTTTTTTGAATGTCAAGGGGGTATCCTATTTTAACGTCGAGGAAATCTTCTCGCGCCAGAGCGATATCTTGCCGAGGTCATCCAGGTCTATAGAGTAATTCTGCTTTAGCCGGTGCGCGTCCTCCATGAGTTGCGCGAGGCGTTTCGGGTTTTTCTGGAGGCCCCCTGTAACCTGGAAACGTATAACTTCGTCCAGGATTTTGTCCTGGGTGTCCATGAACTTCACGGCCGCCCGCAGATACTCCGAGCCTTTGCGGTCGATTTCCCTCGTAATCATTTTGCGATAGACTCCCTCGGGTAGAGGCGCGCCAGGTCGATACCCGTTTTCGTTTTGGTGTCGGCCAGGTGTTCGCGTTGCTTTCCCTGCCATTCCCGTATTTTACGGCTGGCGAAGGTGTCGTCCTCTCCAGCGGCCGCCAGGGTCTGCGCCTCGCGCTTCCATTCCCGAATCATGCGCTCGATATAGCGTTGCTTTTGCTCGGCCTCGTAGACCTCCGGCGTAGCGTCGTCCTGCGCTTCCGGGGGCTCGTTGATATCGTCGTCGTAGAGATAGAAGTCATGGCGGCAGTTTACGCCCTTGAGTCCGGCAGGGTCGCCGTAGCCGCAGACCGTGGCAAGTTCCCTCTCGGTGTATACCTCGCCCTGCCATTCGGCGTGTTCGGGCCGGCTATCCGCATGCGAGGTAACGCGGAACTTCTTTATCCCGACTTTCTTCGCGGCGGCCAGGGTGAGCCGGCCCGTCATTTGCTGGATACCTGTCCGCACGGCCGCGCGAACTGCGCCCTCCACGGATACAGAGCGGCCGGAGCCGTAATCGAAGGCCGTAATCCCTTCCTTTGCGAATCGGGCGACGGCGTTCGAGATTGCCTTTTCCGGGGTGAAGGCCCCGGAGGCGGCGTCCATATAGGCGTCGTCCAGGAATTTATTTAATTTCTTGGTGGCGTCCTGGGCGAGAGTTTTCGTAAGGCCCTTGAGCGTTCCCTGGGTCTCGCGCGCGGCGTCCTCGAATATGGCGGCCAGACCCTTGTCCTTCACGGACGGCATGAGCGCGGCCTTAACCCCGGCCTGCTTTGCCAGGCGCGCCTCTACCTTGAGGCT